CATACATCCGGACATAAGTCCAGGTGTAGTTGAACTAATCACACCCTCGGGAGCCCATAACTGGGCTTGCGTGTAATGACTAACAAGGGCCTGACACAAATCTACACTAATGCCGGTAAGTGGACCTATGATGTGTTCAAGCATCAATTTAATTCCAAACGTTGGAATCGATGCATCAAACTGACTGTAGTCTCCCTCAAAACAGCTGTGGTAGTGATCCAGGTAGTACTGCAGCTCATTCTGTATGGCGTAAATTCCATTCAACCCTCGGCTATAGGCGTGTTGCTTTTGGATTCGGACAAAGAAATCCTGAATATCGCAAGCAATGACACGCTCAAGTATACTGGAACACTGGACAGGTCGTTCAGTGGCCTTAAGGTTGGGGTTATCAACCATGCCCCGGTACATCTTTCTTGTAAAGAGTACGTAAGGAGCGTTGATAAACTCGGAATAGTCGCCTGTTTCATGACAATCTCTCCGGTAACGGAGGGCATACTCGACTGGGGTTATCGTCTCTCCATCTATTTCTTGTGGATCAAACCACTTCTTAGTGAAGAAGGGATAACCGGTAGAGGAGTTAGTGTTGAGTTTGGACGTGAGTTCATCATCAGTGAGTCTAGTAAATTCAATGTTGAAGTTACTGGCGACCATTGCGTACTCAGCTCTGATTTCCTCAAGGATGTCCACTACTTCATCTTCTGGGACCGAAATGTGTGTCGGGGCAAACACCTCGTGCACCTTATGTTGCCAAAGAGAGTAGTGACGAAGATAGAAGGGACCAATCTTACGTAGATAGTCAAATTCACGTTCGTGGATTACACTATCAGCGATGATTGGTGTGAGACGGGCTATTAGCGTGGCAGGGTCGATGTGTGATAACACATCGGTCCTGTTGCGCTCCACAGCACTGGCCATGTCAATACCAACCATTAGGTTCTTTTGGTAACCCTTCATTGAATTGTAACCCTCTTTACACTTACGTAACTTATCGCACTGTGGCGAATCGAGAGTGACGCAAGTGATGTAATCAGGTTGACTCAACTTTGCTGACTCATTCAAGTCACGTACGGCTGCTTTGAGTTTCTTCTTAGCTTTCTTACGTTGTTCACGGGTGAGCAAAGACGGGTCTCGTTGGTAACGTTCGACAAGAGTATTATCTGACATAAAGCCTCCAACTCGGGCGTCAGGTACTTGACGGATAATGCCATGAACAAACAATGCGTGTGGCTCCGCTTATGTCATATGACAGCACTAGTCGTACGTTGTTACTAACAACGTATATCAAGTGCGCCCCGACACACATTAGTCAAACAGGGGATACCAAGGAGCGCTACCGTCGTAGCGTTCACAGGGTATCTGAACCAAATCTGAGAACTGCAACTCAGGGAGGTAGGGCATACGTACATCGTTTGTACGACAGTACGTCTCTATCGAGTAGTACACATGGTCAAAGAGTTCACTCTTACTACCATGGTACTCACCGGACCAACCTTCGCGGAGATCACGACAATCAGACTCATGGATATCGTACGCAAGGGCGACGTAGTCCATTAGATTAGTCTGATCAATCTGGATTAGTTCCATACTGTAGACCTCTGTTAGTTAAAGTCGGGGCTGTTGACAGAGTGCAGGATGCCGAGAGAGGTGATGATCGTACCGTAGTAGGAACGATACGCACCCTCAGAGGCGACCATCAACATCTCAGAGAGAGTTGAGTTATACGCGTCAAC